ACTCACTCATCAAAAAGTTTGGAAACATTTTACGGAGATAAAATAAAACCCTAAGAAAGGATCAATGAATTTAGAAAGTGCTATTGTACAACTCAATCGTTTCATCACACAGCGCCTTCAAGTGCTGTCGTTGTCAGTTACTTCAGGAGGTATTGACAACATGGAAAAATACAATTATATAATAGGACAGATTAACGCCTTAGAGGCAACACGACAGGAACTCTCTAACCTGCTGGATAACAAGGAGCAAAAAAATGAAGGAACAGTCATCGACATCAAGCCCCCCAAAACATAAACCAGCATTAGAAGAAAAGTATAAGCGTCAAGACGAAGATCTACCAAAACCGACAGGTTGGCGACTTTTAGTTTTACCCTATCGAATGAAGGATAAAACCAAAGGTGGATTAGTATTAGCGGATTCTACAATTGAAAAACAACAAGTAGCTTCGCAATGCGGTCTAGTTTTGGCAATGGGTCCACAGTGCTACCAGGACAAGGAACGTTATCCTCAAGGTCCGTGGTGCAAGAAGGGAGATTGGGTAATGTTTGCCCGATATGCTGGATCCAGAATTAAGATTGAAGGTGGGGAAATACGTTTGCTAAATGACGACGAAATTTTAGCGACCATCAAGAGTCCAGAGGATCTCTTGCATGAATTTTAACCATAGGAGGAACTATGCCTGAAGAAAAGAGCAAGAAAACAGTCGACATTGATACGTCTGGCCCAGGGGCCGAGGTTGATGTTGCTGAAGAAAAAGTAAAAGAAGAAGGAGTCGTAGAGACAGAAGTCACGGAACAAGAACCAGAAACCAAAGTAGAAGAAACAGAAACCGTTAAAGAAATTAAAAAAGAACAAAAGAAAGATGACGAACAACTTGAAGAATATAGTAAGGGGGTTCAGTCTCGTATTGCAAAACTAACCCGTAAGATGCGCGAAGCTGAAAGACAGCGTGATGCAGCTACGGAATATGCGAGAGCAGCTGACGAAAGTCGCAAGACGTTAGAACAACGTTTTGTTAAGACAGACTCTGATTATATTAAAAGGTTTGAGTCGAGTGTCAAAGAAGGAATGGACTCAGCCCAAAAAGACTTGGCTCGAGCCATTGAATCTGGAGACGCTAAAGCACAAGTCGAAGCCAACAAAAAGATCGCTACTTTAGCATTTGACAATGCTAGATTAGAACAAAGCAAAGAGATAAGAGAAGAAGCACCAGCAAGACCTGCTGATGTGAGAGAACCTCGACAACCTTCTTCTCAGGTTCCTGCTTCTGATCCACAGGCGGATGCTTGGGCTGGAAAAAACACATGGTTTGGTCAAAATCGAGCCATGACATTTACTGCGTTCGAAATTCATAAAGATTTAGTGGACAAGGAAGGTTTTGACCCTAAATCGGATGAATATTATGCTGAAGTAGATAAAAGAATTCGTGTTGACTTTCCGCATAAATTTGGTAAAACAGAGTCTAGGGAATCGACTAAACCGACACAAACAGTAGCTTCGGCTACGCGAAGTGTAAAACCAAGTCGCAACACAGTGAGACTCACATCATCTCAAGTAGCTATTGCTAAAAAATTAGGTGTGCCACTAGAAGAATATGCGAAACAACTTATAAACACGCAGGAGGCGTAGGCATATGAAAAATGAAAAAAACACTTCCCGTGCGAGCCAAACTAAAAAAGAAACGCGTAAGAAAGTTTGGACTCCACCGTCGTATTTAGATACACCCAACGCGCCAAATGGATTCCGACACAGATGGGTCAGGATTGAAATTTTGGGATTCGTTGACACGAAAAACGTACAAGGTCGCTTAAGATCCGGGTACGAATTAGTGAGAGCAGACGAATTTCCAGGAGATGATTATCCAGTAATCCAGGATGGCAAATACACAGGGGTGATCGGACACGGAGGCCTTGTGCTCACAAGGGTACCTGAGGAGATCGCGCAGTCAAGACAAGAATATTTTGCTCAACAAGCAAAAGATCAAATGACTGCAATGGATAACGATTTAATGAAGGAAGAGCATAAGAGTATGCCGATCGAAATTGATCGACAGTCTCGTACAACCTTCGGTGGTACAAAGAAGTAATTACTTCTCGGGATAACAACCAATTCCCTACCAGCGATTAAATTAACAAGTAAACTACGCAAGTAGTTTGCTCAATGGAGAAAACTATGGCTAACCAAAGTACGACAGGTTTCGGTTTGAGACCTTTAAGAAACGTACACCAGGGTGATCATAACGCCGGTTTAGGCGAATGGAAGATAGCTGCATCAAGTACAGCAATCGACCATCAGGACTTAGTTTTATTAGCATCTACAGGCTACGTTGTCGTAGGTACGGCAGGCGCTGGAGTTCTTAATGCACTAGGTTCACTAAACGGGACGTTTTATACTGATCCCACTACAAGTAAGCCAACATGGTCCAACTGGGCACCTAGTAACGCCGCAACAGACATGATTGCTCTTGTCAATGACAATCCGCAAACAATGTTTGAAATGCGTACAACACTAACATCACTGACGCAGGCTAATGTAGGAAATACTGCACCAATAGTAGACACTGCTGGTTCTGGAGCACCGAATTATCTTTCGGGTTTCACAATCGGTGCTGTGACAACGACTGTGGTAAATCAGGTGAAGTTACTGGGAATATCTAGAGATTTAGACAATCAGGATGTATCCGTAAGCGGAAGCGTATGGAGAGTTATGATTTGTAGTCATATCCTAGGTAGCAACTCAATTGGAATATAATAGGAGCATAAAACATGGCAATATCACGTAATCAGCTAGTTAAAGAACTAGAACCAGGTTTAAATGCACTATTTGGCCTGGAGTACAAACAATACGAAAATCAGTCGGCAGAAATTTATACGACTGAGTCATCTGACAGAGCTTTTGAAGAAGAAGTTATGTTGTCAGGTTTCGCTAACGCATTAGTAAAACCAGAAGGATCTGGGGTTGCTTTTGACCAAGCGCAAGAAACTTTCACAGCAAGATACACTAACGAGACTATTGCTCTCGCTTTTGCTATCACTGAGGAAGCTATTGAAGATAACCTGTACGACAAACTTTCTTCTCGTTACACAAAAGCATTGGCAAGATCGATGGCAAACACTAAACAAGTAAAATCAGTATTTCCTCTGATTCAAGGGTTACCTACTACAGATAACTATGATTCAGGCGATGCGGTTTCATTGTTTAGTACTGCACACCCAACGATAGCAGGAGTATTTTCAAATACCCTTGCTACTCAAGCGGATTTAAACGAAACTTCATTAGAGCAAGCGTTAATTGATATCGCTGCGCTAACTGATGAAAGAGGTTTAAAAATCGCTGCTAAAGGTGTGAAGATGATTGTCCCATCTGCTAATCAGTTCACTGCTGAGAGATTAATGAAATCTCAAGGTAGAGTTGGAACTGCTGATAATGATATCAATGCAGTCAAATCTATGGGTATGATTCCTCAAGGTTATAGAGTGAACAACTACCTAACAGATACTGATTCTTGGTACATTATTACAGATGTACCTAATGGTATGAAACACTTTGACAGAGCTCCTCTTACTACTAAGATGGAAGGGGACTTTGACACTGGCAACGTAAGATACAAAGCTAGAGCAAGATACGTTTTTGGCGTATCTGACCCTAGAGGTATTTACGGCGTCGAAGGTGCGTAATACGTAAAGAAAATTAATGGGGCGGCCTCAAAACCGCCCCATTTTGACTATAAAGACAGAATTTCACTATGAAAAACTTCCGAATACAGATTCTTGCTTACGGCTATTCTGCTGATTTTAATGTTTCAGCCGAAGATTCAGCTGAAGGTATTGAAAAATCAATCCTTGACAAGCTGGGAAAAAATGAGGTAAAGTTCGAATCTAATGGATTTACGAGGAAAGATCGTAAATGGATAACCTATGAGGAGGTTGCAGATGACCGAAGACCTATACAATACCAAACGGTCCTTGGAACTAGAGTGGCAACAAGAGCACCTGAAGGACGGGAAGCATAATATCAGGATGATTGAGATTAACCGAAAAATTCAGGATATTATTAAAGAGATCATTGCCAAAGAGTTTGAAGCAGATACTCTTCAAACCAAAGTAAACGACGCCAGGCCGAAGTTTCGATAGCCACTTAAGCGCTATCAAAAATCAACTTTTTACTACAGGATACCTTGCGCTCATTTAAAATTTGAGCTATAGATTAATCACTATACAATTATAAAGAATACTGACGCGGTATAGTCGACGGCCTAGAGACAGTATTCACACAAACTAGGAGGATTATAATTATGGCAACAACAACATTTAATGGAACAGTCCGTTCAGACGGTGACATTAAGGCAACAACTAAGAACACTACTACAGGAGTATTTGTAGATTACGCTGTTATAAAAGCAGCTGGTGGCATGGAAGTAGAAAAAGTTGCAAGTACTGGAAATAACATTGTAGCAGTAGGTACTTCAACAGGTACTAACAATGGAAGTTTAGGTACAGCAGCAACTATTTTCAAAATTACACCTAATGCGCATGGATCAGGAATTGCTGATGATGCAATTAACACATTTGTTAATAAAATAGGTGGTCTAATTTACACGACTATTCTAATCGATCTACATGGTGGATTAGCTTGTGGTGGTTCCGCTAATGATGTTATTGGAACTGATGGTGGAGCAGCTAATGCTTACATCGCAGAACTAACAACTGGAGTTAATGGTATTCCATTCGAAATCGAAATGGCATGCTTAGAAGTACCAACAGGTGGAGATCCAGATATTAATCTAGATTGTTCAGCTACAGCTACTGATGCAGAAAATGCAGCAGTAACAAGTGGAACAAACTTATTAAATAATGGTGACTTAACTTTAGGTATGTATGTTTCTGCTGATGGTGGAGCAACACTTGCGGCATTAACTAAAAAATACCTTTACTTGACTACTGGAGATGCTACTGAAGCAGCTTACACAGCAGGTAAATTAGTTATTAAAATCACTGGCGCAGCTTTTGATTACAATAACGGTTAATAAATAAACTTATGATGGGGCTTCGGCCCCATCTAGTAATCTTGATTAAGGAGGGATTATGGCAAATACAGTAACAGGACCAGAGGTATTACAAGAAAACGACAAACGAGTAGTAATAAAAATAGTTATAGAATCAGACGGTAGCACAAGCACAACGGTATTTTTTGATTCTTCAGCGCGTACTGTAGCAGGTGTTGCACAACTCGGAGCCTTGCAAAGAATTTGGTTTGCATGCGATTCTGGAGATGGCGGCGACTCACACGCTCGTTTAGATTTTGAAGATTCAGATGGAGATAGACCTTTGCTTGGTTTAGTCGGAACAGGTTATTGGGACTTTAGAGAATTTGGTGGATTACCACCAAGTACAGACGCTAATACCAACGGCGATATTAATGTTGTGATACCTAGTCAAGCAGATGATGGTAACATGTACACAGTTATAGCAGAGTTTATTAAAACACCTGCATAAGGAGGTAGCATATGGCTAATACTACTTCCGGAACAGTAACGTTCGACAAAACATTTGCTGTTGACGATTTAATTGAAGAAGCCTACGAGCGAATTGGCTTTCAATCTGTTTCGGGATATCAATTAAAAACAGCGAGAAGATCTTTAAATATTCTTTTTCAAGAATGGGGAAATAGAGGAATTCATTTTTGGGAAGTAGGTGATACTAATATAGATCTTGTTGAAGGTCAGGCCACTTATAATTTTTTTAGAGCAAGTTCAGATGGAACCAGTGCAACTACTACTGGAGGAACAAGTGGATCATCTACTTACGGTTTAGCTGATATATTGGAATGTACTTATAGACAAAATTTAGGTGAAACCACTGAATCAGATGCATCAATGACAAAAGTTAGTAGATCTACCTATTCAGCTTTAGCTAATAAATTGTCAAAAGGAACTCCTAATCAATTTTGGGTTCAAAGATTAATTGATAAAACTACAGTAACTTTTTATCCCACACCAGATTCTACAGCAGCATCTAATTATGCTCATATTTATTTTGTTAAAAGAATTCAAGATGCTGATTCTACTTATACCGATGCAACAGATCTTCCTTATCGTTTTGTTCCATGTATGTCTGCAGGATTAGCTTTTTATTTAAGTCAAAAATATAATCCACAACTTTCTCAACAAATGAAACTTTATTATGAAGATGAATTAGCAAGAGCTTTAGCAGAAGATGGATCTCCTGCGAGTAGTTATATAACCCCTAAAACTTATTTTCCGAGTATCTAATGGCTACATTTGCATCAGGTAAATACGCAATAGCAATTTCAGATAGGTCTGGAATGCAATTTCCTTATTTAGAAATGGTTAAGGAATGGACAGGAGCCTGGGTTCATTATTCAGAGTTTGAGCCTAAACAACCTCAAATAAGTCCAAGACCCGTGATCGCTGATCCTCAAGGATTACAACGAGTAAGACCAGCGCGAGCAGCCCCCGCTGTTACACAATTAATGCCTAATGATCCTTTTACAACTTATGCATCTGGTTCATCTTATATAAATGTTAATGTACCAAATCATGGTTTAACAAATGGAAGTACTTATAGATTTAGAGGAATGCCAACTACAGGAGGAGATTATGCTGATCCATCTATGTTTGATGGAATTACTGGAGCTAAAATTGCTTTAGCAGCAGGATATGCTATTGTTACAGGAAAATATGTGGCAGGCGCAAGAGATACAGATTTTACAACAAATTGGTTTTATTTTGTTGTCAACACTGATACAGCTACAACAGGTGGAATAGAAGGAGGTGGTTATCCAGTGTCCGTTGGACCGGTAACCATAGAAGCATAATGGCAGGATATACACTTTCAGCATTAGAAGCTGACATTAGAAGTTATACTGAAGTAGACAGTACTGTTTTTAGTGGTGCTATTCTAGGCAGATTTATAGAAAACGCTGAATATAGACTTTTAAGAGATCTTCCAATTGATGCAGATAGAAAACAACAAGAAGGAAATTTAGTTACAGGACAACAATATATAAATTGTCCGGCCGGATGTTTATTTACCCGTGGAATACAGGTTTATACCTCAACTTCAGTTATTACTGGAGCTAATACTTGGTTACAAAAGAAGGATCAAACTTTTTTAAATGAATATGTATCTGCGAATACTGATACTGGAAATCCTAAATACTATGCTCAATTTGGAGGAGCAACCGGAGTAACTGATACTACTTCAGGAAAGTATATGTTTGCTCCTGTTCCTAATAGTACTTATAAATTTCAAGTTCATTTTAATGCTATGCCCACTAGTTTGGTAACAAATACGAGCGGAACCTATATAAGCCGGAACTTTGGAAATGGGCTATTATATGCCTGTCTAATAGAAGCTTATGGATTTTTAAAAGGTCCTATGGATATGTTGACAATGTATGAACAAAAGTATAATAATGTAGTTCAGAAATTTGCTGCAGAGCAAATTGGGAGAAGAAGACGAGATGATTATACGGATGGTACAATTCGTATTCCAATTGAGTCTCCGAATCCTTAAATTAGGAGATAATTATGGCAATAACATCAGCAATTTGTAATAGTTTCAAGGAAGAAATTTTACAGGGAGGACAAATTTTAAATGCT